TTAAGGCAACCATAAGATCGACTTCAGGTTGGGGGTGCCCACCCGCCTTTTGGGTCCTTCCGGAGGGGGTGGCCAACGCGCGCAGTGGTTCCATCGCGTCTTTTTTGTCGATAAGGAGTTTTTGAAATCGATGTCCGCCCGCCCGGGGGCCGCCGAACTCGCCCAGACGTCGGAGGAGGCTGCCAAATGGTTCAAGGTGGACCCACGGACGTTTCGCCGGTGGAAGCGTGCTGAGTGGTTCCCGAGGGCCGCTATCACACCTGCCGGGATCGATGTTGAGGCGATCCAGGCGGCTCGGCCCCCCGAGGCGGAGACTTCCAGCCTAACTCAACTCCGGTGTCGGCTACTGGAGGAACAGGCCCGCCAGAAGAAGGCGGAGGCGGACAAGGCGGAACTGGAGGTTGCCCTCAAGGAGCGGGACCTAATTCCGCGGGACGCCTTGGAGCGGCTGATCGCTTTTTCGGCTAAGGAATTCAGCGAAGGACTGGTCAACCTGGGGTTCATCCTCGCGATGGACATCCCCAAGAAGTACCGCCCGGGGTTGGAGGCGAAGGCGAAGGCGGAAACGTCACAGCTTTTGCGGGATTGGTGTGACCGATTGCAGGCTTATCTGAGGGGGATTGACGAGCAACGTGCTCAACTTGAGGGATGATTTCCTACCAACTTCACCCGGCGGTCCTGCGGTCTCTCTTGCCGCGGGAATCCATTTCGACGGTCGACTGGATCCGAGACAACTTCCGGTTGTCGAACGACTCCAAGATCGTCGGGCGGGCACGTCTGGACCTGTTTCCGCACGTCATTGAGCCCCTGTCCCTTTTCGATGACGACTCGATTTCGATCATCACCCTGCAGTTTGCGGCTCAGACCGCAAAGACCGTGTTCGCCCAGATGTGCCTGGCGAAGCATGTGACGGTCGACGGTCGTCCTTCCGCCTGGGCTGATGCCGACGAAAACTCAACCCGCCGCGTGATCGGTCGAACTTGGCGGACGTTTGCAGTGTGCGACGCGATGGCGGACATCATGCCGCCCCCGTGGGCTCGTGCAGAGCATCGCATGGAGTTTCGGACAACGATTGTTCATGGCGCCTGGCCCCGGTCAGCGTCCTCCGCCGCGGACTACGGTGCAGCGCTCGTGATCCTGAACGAAACCGACAAAATGGCTCCCGCGTCAACCTCCAAGGAGGCAGACTTCCGTTATCTGATGCGGGACAGATGCAAGGGATACAACCGGTTCAAGATCCTTCAGATCTCCACCCCATCCATCAAGGGAGCGTCGTTCATCGAGTCTGAAAGACTGGCAGGCGACAACCGGCGCCGGCTGGTGCCGTGCCCTCGCTGTGATCACTTCCAGACCCTGCGAACTGGCGATGGGAAGGAGGCCGGCGGCCTGCGATTCGAGAAACTGGCCAGCGGCCGCTTGAGTGCGGAGAAGGCGTTCGACACCGCCCACTACCAGTGCGAGAAGTGCAGCGGACGCATCGAGGAGCACGACCGGAAGTCGATGTGCAACGCTGGCCTCTGGGTCAAGGAGGGGTGCGAGGTCCGCGGCAGTGGAAAGATAGTGGGTGAGCCGGTTCGCCCCGGGCGTCACGCTTCTTTCGGCCCTCTGTCGACCCTTCATTCGCTGCTCCCCGGGGTCAGTTTCGCCTCGGTCGCACAGACTTTTGTTGAGGCCCAAACCGCAAAGGAGAACAGATCGGAGCGGATCCGGAACTACATCAACTCGTGGGAAGGCGAAACGTTCGATGTTTCACCGGTGCAGGTCTCCCATGATGACGTGGTTGACCGAATGGCCACTGACGAACCGCTCCGACTGTGCCCCCCCTGGGCCCGGTTCCTAACTCTGGCGGCGGACGTCGGGCGCGTTGGCGAGGAGTTGATCTTCTACTGGTGGGTGTCCGCCTGGGGGCTTCACGGTCGCGGGCAACTCGTGGACCTGGGAGTCGTGTGGTCAGAGACAGAACTCAGGAAGCTGGTTACAAACCGGTTTTACCCACACGCCGATGGCGGTCCGGACCTTCGCGTATCCCGATTCGGAATTGACTCTGGGTCTTACACGAATCAGATCTACAAGTTGGTTGCGTCTCTCGGTCAGCGGCCGGACTTTTGGCCGATGAAGGGATCGTCGGTTGATGCCCGCAAGGACTTCTCGGCGGATTCCTTTATGGAGATGTACCGCGGGGGGATTCAGCGGGTCGACCTGCACCCGCGGCTCGTTCAGGCAAAGCTCCGGGCGAAGCAATACGACCTCCTGATTCCGAACACAGACCGCTCCCAGAGCTGGGTCGAGGATCGGCTGACGGGGCTGGTGAAGCGCGAGGATCCGGAGTGGTATTCGATCCCGCGCGAAGCCTTCGAAGGAGCGGTCCCTGATGTTGACCTCGTCCACCATCTAACCGGGGACATCAAGGAGGGCGCCTCCTGGGTCAAGAGATGGGAGGGGCAGGACTTCCGCGACGCCTTCCGCTACTCGATGGTCCTCGCCTGGCACTACACGACCAACGGCACGAAGTGGGCTCAGCTCTCGGATCGGATCACGACTCCGGTGGAGCGGCGCCCACAGCAGCAAGAAAACCAATTCGCCGGAACCGGATCCTCATTCGTGAGGCGGTCCGACGGTCCTTTCGTGGCTTCCCAAAGGTGAATGAATGGCGCGAGCCAAGACCCAGGAGATTCCGATGATCCAGCCCCGTACGGCGACGCAGAAAGTGGATTCCTTTTCGATCGAGGTTCCGATGGCAGATCCGCCGGAGGGGACCTATATCGCCGGTCAACATGGTCGGATCGAGGTGCAGTTGAGTCGAGTCGACGAACTTCCCGGCTTCCGTCGCCTCCATGCCGGGCTCCGCGCAGCAAACGTCGTATTGAAGGGGGACAAGCCGGTGGAGTCCGCGGCCGATGTGATTCGGTGGGTGATGCAGCAGCTCACGTCCGGCGCCGCGTAGCCTTCCGGGCAGTTCCGGGGCCTAACGGACGGTCCGTTTAATCCGGTCAATCGACCGGCCGATCCGTCCTGTAAAGAGGTGGGCAGAGGCTTATTGTTCTGCCCATGGCGACGGTCACCGGATCAATGACTCTTCAGCAACTGTTGGTCCTCTATCAAGAGAACTGCGGTTGGGAAGAGGATGGTGATTTGGTGATGGCAAAAGCCTTCGTAACCATCTGCACCGCCCTCATACCGAAATTGCCCTCCCAATCTGGAAAGGGCGGCGCGTCCATGTCGCTCGACACCCGCATGGTCCAAGAGCAGCAAAAGCTCGCGAGGGCATTCATCCAGGCGAACGGATCGGCAAACGGTCCATCCGGAACTGGGTCGGTTCTCCACCCATCATTCCGCAATTTTCGGGACTGAATCCTGAGACGGACCAACTCCAATCCGCTTGAGGCCATGCAAGACATGCGGGCCGACTACGGAATGACAAAGCCGTCGCGGTTTCGTCGTGACCGTACCGGATTCGATCCGATGGGTTCCGGGGCGGACTACCACATCCGTTCCCAAAGCCAGTATTTGCGGATGGTTGAACTGGCCAGGGAAGTGGAGAGAGAGGACCCATACGCAAGGCAAGGGATCCGCCGCCTTGTTAGCAGCGTGCAGCCGGGAGGCGCGACTCTCAATCCAACAACGGGTGACAAAGAGATCAACACGATTCTCTTTGACCTGTGGGCAGAGTGGTCCGAAAACCCTTTGACATGTCACGCCGCCGGCAAGATGGACTGGCGGAAGATGACGAACGTCGGGTTTGCCAGAACGATGGTCGACGGCGACTTCATCGGCTTGCCCCTGGAGAATGGGCAGATTCAGACGCTGGAGGCTCACCGCCTTCGCTCGCCTGACACCGGCCGTACATTTCGCGGCGTGTGCGGCGTTGAGATGGAGAACACCGGGCGCCCAACTCGTTACTGGCTTACAAAGGAGCCTATCAACCCCAACGAACGGGCAAAGGTTTCGGACGTCACTTCGATCCCCGCTTTCGATGACGATGGTGGGCACAACGCGTTTCACGTTTATGACGACGAACGTTTCACGCAGTCGAGAGGCATTTCCCGGTTTGTGAGCTGTTACGACATCGCCTCAATGAGAGACGATTTGTTCTTTGCAAACCTCGTTCGCGCACAGGTGAATTCGTGTATCACCTACGCAGAGGAGTGGGACGTTGGCGCAATTCAAACGCCTCAAGAGGTCGCTGATGGGGCAGTGTCGTATGACTATTGGGCGGACGGAACGCCACGAACGTTAGTGGACATGGTTCCGGGCCGAATACTCAGGGGAAAGCCGGGGAAGACGTGGCGTGTACTCAACCCAAACATCCCGGGTAGTGAGTTCGAGACCTTCACGCTTCAACTTCTGACAACCTTCGCGATCAACATTGATGTTCCGCTGGCGGTTCTGATTCTGGATCCGTCGAAGTTGAATTTCAGCGGTTGGCGAGGAGTGATCCAAAAGGCTCAGGAGACGTATTCGGACCTGCGACACACTGAAGTACGCCGCTGGCACTGCCCGGTATATCACTGGAAGGTGCGACAGTGGGCCAAGACGAACGACAGGCTTCTTGCGTTCTTGGAAAAGACCGGTCCGGATGGCCTGAAAGTTCTTCTGCGGCACGGATGGAATTTCCCGGGATGGGAGTACATCGACCCCGAAAAGGACGCTGCCCGTCACCGAATGGAACTCGGGGAAGGGATGACCTCCCATCGCCGATTTGCTGCGACTCGACATGGTGTCGATTGGGAGATCCTTGCGGCCGAAATTGTTGATGATCGGAAGTTTGCTCGTCGGCTGTCGTGCATCGCGGCACGCGAATTAAACGACGAGTTTCCGGAGTTCAAAACTACTCCGGAAATGCTTTGTCCGATGTCGCAACCTCAGGGCGTCACCAAGAGCGAAACCAAGTCCGAGACCGTCGCGGCGGAAGGGAGCCCCAATGCACAGCCCGCTTAACCTCCGCCTGGACTCGAACGTCGCCGCGATCCCGCACTTCAGCCAGTATGCAGGGCTGTGGGCGATCGACGAACGACACCTGCAGTTGATGGTGGCCCAGGCGTCCCGTCTCCACGGTCCGGAACTGGCGGCACATCTCGCACTGAATCAGCCGAAGGTCGAAGCGGCGGCGACGAACTACGGATACGAGGTCAACGGTTCCATCGCGGTCATTCGCGTGGCCGGTCCGATGACCAAGCACGGTTCCAGTTTCAGCCCAGAGGGCTCAACGGTCCGGGCTCGCCGAGCGATCCGGAACGCAACAACGGATCCGTCTATCACAGCAATCATGATGCACTGGGAAACCCCTGGTGGTCTGGTTGCCGGCACCAGCGAACTGTCGAACGACATCGTTGCGGCGAAGGAATCAAAGCCGGTCTGGTCCTACATCGAGGATCTTTGCTGTTCCGCAGGCTACTGGCCAGCGTCACAGGCAGACCGCGTGCTGTCCAACGAGTCGGCCGATATCGGTTCCATCGGCGTTGTGATGGCCGTCAAGGACTGGTCCAAGGCGTACGAGGAGGCCGGTGTAGCCGTCCACGTCATCCGGACCGGAGAGCACAAAGGGGCCGGCATCGAAGGGGCCCCGATTCCGGATTCGCAAATTGCCGTCTGGCAGGACTCCGTCCAGCAGTCCTTCGGCATGTTCGAGTCAGCGGTTCGATCCGGACGCAGCATGTCCAAGTCGGAATTCGAGGCCGTCTCGTCTGGCCGAACGTGGTCGGCGAAGCAGGCCCAGGAACTCAAGTTGATTGACGGCATTCAGTCGTTCGATCGAGCGATGCAGATGCTGGCAAAAGTGAAACGTCCTTCGTCTGGTCGAGCGACCGGCATTTCAGTCCCAGAGGTGATCATGTCTGAAGAGCAACCCAAGCCGGTCGCCGCGACGTTCAAGGAACTTGTCGCTGCATGTCCGGGCATCGAAGCCAACGAGGCAGGCGATGCGATGTTCCTCGCCGACTGCCAGAAGCGAGAGCTGACGGCGAGTCAGGCAACCGCCGAGTGGTGCAAGACCCTCAAGGATCGCACGGCCGCGGCCCGTGAGGACGCCAAGAAGGCCCAGCCCGTCGCGGGTCTCGTCGTCAAGCTCTCCGGCCTGCAGCCAGTCAACGACGCTCCGAAGGGGGCAGACAGCGGGGCAGCGGACACAAGCGATCCGATCGCAGCCTGGGACGAGGCGGTCGAGGCCGCGCTGCCGAAGAACGGCAACAGCCGGGACAAGGCGCGACTCGCGGTTGCCCGCGCCAAGCCGGACCTGCAGCGGGCATACGTCAACGCCAAGAACGCTGAAGCGGGCCGTACCGGTCGCATCTGAACCCGTGAGGCCGTGAGCCTCGACGCTTTTCTCCTCACATCCTCACAGGGATCGAAACCATGAGTCAGTTTGTTGAAACGGCAACGAAGACGCTTGTCGCGGGGGCCGCAATCGCGGAACACCTGCGAGTCAAGTTGACGGCTGGGGAGGTGGCGGTTGCCGGCGCCTCCGATCCGTCAATCGGAACGATGGAAGTCGCCTGCTTCGCGGCGGGGAACTGCACCGTTCGCCTCGCGACCGCGCAGGGAACCCGAAAGATGGTCGCCGCGGGCTCCATCACCGCAGGCAACCCGGTCTACGCGGCGGCAAGCGGCAAGATCGCGTCCTCAGGAACGGTCCTCGAAGGGATTGCGCTTCAGGCCGCGGGCGCCAATAACGACGTGATCGAGGTCCTTGGGCCGCAGGCTCCTGTCGATGTGTCGACCTCGATTTCCGGGACCACGGCTGCCGGCTTCACCGTCGACAGTGATTCGAGCGCGGCCAAGGTCGCGATCAACACGAACAGTGCGACCGGGAACTACACGGCCACGCTTGTTCCTCCGAATCTCGCCGCGGACGCGACGATTACTCTTCCGGGTGTAACGTCGACCCTGGCGACCAACAAGCCGATCGTCGAAGCCCACACTTCTGGGGACACGCTGGCCGCGTCGGAATCCGGGTCGGTGCACACGACCGTCGGAGCGAGCGGGACGGTGACGTATGCCATGCCGGCCGCGGTTGTCGGCCTGCAGTTCTTCTTCCGGGTCGGTGCTGCCCAGGAACTGCGGATCGACCCGAACGGCTCTGAAACGATCGCTCTGCCGTCCACTGGTGTGGCCGGCGGTGCCGGCAAGTACCTGACGGCCAACGCAGACGGGGAAACCGTTCACCTCATGTGTACGAAGGCAGGCGAGTGGTCGGTCTTCGGCTACACCGGAACCTGGACCGCCGAGCCGTAAGAGTCTCGCGGAGCTTTGTGGGGTGCCATGTCGGCGACCCCTGACAGATACCCCCTCAAAGAGGAACGATCCCCATGGGCGCAACCCCAACGAGCAGCCTTGCAACGCTGCGACCCGATTTGGCTTCGATGGAAGAGTTCGATGTTCTGGCGGACGCGGAGGGCTTCATCGGCCAACGCGTCCTGCCGAAACTCGATGTGGCGGTTCAGGCCGGGAGTTTCGGCCGGATCCCCCTCAAGGAACTTCTGAAGCGCCGCGAGACCCGCCGGGCCCCGCGGTCCGGCTACAGCCGTGGCAACTGGAATTTCGAAACCGACAGTTTTGCCACCGAAGAGCATGGCGTCGAAGAGGTGATCGACGATCGCGAAGCCAAGATGTATGCCAACTACTTCGACGCCGAAGTGAAGGCGCGCAACCGGGCGATGCGGGAGATCATGGTTGGGACCGAGGAGGCCGTTGCCGCGGCTCTCTTCAACACCGTCACCTACGCCGGCGCGACGCTGACCACGGCGGTATCGACTCCCTGGTCGACGGCTGCCACGGCCACCCCGGTGGCGGATGTCGAGGGGGCCGTTCTCAAGATCTATGAGAACACCGGACTCTGGGCGAATGCCCTCATCATCTCGCGGCTGCTCTACCGCAAACTGCGGAACGTGGCCGAGATCATCGACCGCTCGAAGGCCCAGGGCTTCATGGACGTTCGCAAGGGCGCCATCACCGCCCAGGAACTTTCGGTCGTGTTCGACCTCCCCTACATCATCGTGGCGGGCGGCACCAAGGACACGGCGGCCGAAGGACAGAACGCCAACCTGTCGGGCATCTGGGACGAGTCGATGGCGATGGTGGCCCGCATCGCGACCAGCGATGACGTCTCGGAGCCCTGCCTCGGACGAATCTTCAACTGGACGGGCGACGGTGGCGTCGATGGCGTGGTCGAGAGCTACCGCGATGAGACGCGACGTGGCGACGTGATCCGGGTCCGAAACGACCGTCAGATCAAGGTCATGTACACGGCCTGCGGTCACCTCCTGACCAACACGCACGTCTGAGCCAAAAGCCGATGGCCAGTCAATTCGATTTGCTGTTTGCGACCTCTGCCGCGCCGAGTCTCTTGGCCCTGCACGGCGAGTCGATCACCCGCGTAGGGAACGGCGAGCCGGTTACGGCCATCGTGACGGTCGAGCCGCCCGATCGAACCGAGGAACGGGGAGACGGGCGGATCTTCCGACCGAAGATTCAGGTGGCTGATTCTGTGACCGTCAGTCTCTATGAAAGATGGATCATCAACGGGGTCGAGTACGGCACGGAGAACATCGCTCCCGTCTGCAATGACGGCCTGCGGGAGATTGAGTTGGTTCTGGGGGATCCGCAGACGAGGGGACCGCGGTGAGTGTTCAGATCCAAGGGGACTTGCTCGACGACTTCGCTGAGATGCTTGCCGCATCGAAGGCGGTTCGGGCGTTCCTGCGGGTGCCGAACAATCAGCAGCAAGCCAGCCGGGCGATCTTCCGGGTTACCGCCAACGAGTCGATGGTTCCGGTGTCTTCGGTAACCGATGGTGCGGCGGGCGCGGCGTCGTTCGTCATCCCTGGCGATCAGACTCGGGTGTTTCTCCCTGGGGCACATTGCCGGTTCGTCGGCCACAAAGACATGCGGAACTCGCTGACGATCGCGAGCGCGGCCTATGCCGATGAAGTCACAACGGTGCAGGTGCTGGAGGCGATCGCACAGTACGACCTCGAAACGCTCCACGTTCGCCCGCAGGAGCCACCGCGGATTGTGATCTGGGTCGACAGCCCGCAGATCACGAAGCGGTCCCAGTCTCGGGGGGACTACTTCTACTCCGGGGCACAGATGACCCTAGTGATGGAGTGGGAGGCTCCGTCCACCTACTTCGATCGCGTCCTTTCGATTGACGATCCGCAGGGGGCCGGACGTGCCTTCGCACAGCTCGTTGATGGCGTCGTTTGCGACCTTCAGAACATGGCTGGAAGTGAGCGGCCGGGAGCAACCGGACGGACGTGGATGGACTTCCAAACGATCGCGATCACTGACGGCCCGGATGAACTGGACCGGCCACAGCAGAGTCCGACGGGACTGCCGCTCTGGGGGTGCAAGATCACCTGCGACATCGGGGGTGAATGATGCCGGGCAACCTGCAGATTCTGATTGAGCAGTATGACCTGCCGGTTGGGAAGCATCGAAGCCTCCTGAAGGGCATCCTCGAACGTCGCGGCTATCAGCACAAAGACAAGCGGGTCCCGAAGCACTTCAACCGCAATGCACTGACAGCGCCCGGCGGCGCGTACGGCTATCGACCGCGTGCCTCATCGACCATCAAGCGGAAGAAGAAAAAGGGCGTTGATCCATACCGACCAAACGTGATGACGGGCGAGCTCTACAACCTCGTTCAGTCCAACGGAAAGGTCACCGCAACATCCAATCGGTGGACCTGGAGAACGCGGGGAAACGCCAAGCGGCCCCTTCCGGACTGGCAGCGTCGCGAGCTGGAAGCGTACGCCCCAGAAGAGAAGCAGGCCGACATGGCGGCGATTGAGCAGGAATACGTCAAGGGGGCCACCGACCCAAGCATCCGGCGCCTTCGCAGGCGGAAAGTGAGCGCGTCATGAGATTCATTGCGGGCGACGTGATCTTGGGGGGGACCACGGTTCGCCAGATCACCAACTCTGGGGTGGGCCCGGGTGCCGGGATCATGACTCAGTACGGCTCCACCGACGTGGACCCGAAGGCGTTCTTCTCGCACATGTTCGAGCCGGTCGTGAACTTCACGACCGAGGACATCGTCGGCTACCTGACTGGTGTCAGTGCGACTGCTGGGCTCCTGATCGCGGCCTCCACGGCGGTGACGGTTCCGTTCCGCAAGGGATCTTCTGGCGGCACGTTCCAGTCCAACGGCAACCACTTCACAATCAGCGGGAACGAAGGAGCTTTGGTCATTCCAGAGTCGATCTCCGCACGGCAGGGCGGTCAGAACATCACCCTGACTTCGTCCGTGCACTACCTGTCCGACGACGGTGAAAGTCCGCTCTCGGAATCGGCCGCGGCAAACTATGCCTCGGAAACGGCCAACGCTCCCTACGGCTTCGGCGGTGGCAGCCTGACCTACTCCGGTCCGACGGTTATCACGCCGGACATGATCGCGTGGCAGGTCAATTTCGGCATCACGGTCGAGAAGCAGTGGGAGGGAAGCGGGAAGGCTCCCAAGGAGATCTACATCACCTCCCGTGCCCCGTCGATTGACCTCACGTTCCGGTCCAACAGCAACCTCACGAGCCTCACCTCGGGCGTCAAAGACCTCACGGCGGTCAATGTCTACGGCCGCCGGCGTACAGACCTCGGTGGATACGTCGCGGACGATCAGTCGAGCCACCTGTCCCTGTCGTTCGGTGACGCCATCGGCAGTCTGCAGCAGGTCCAGGGCTCTGGCCGCGGTGCCAGCGAGGTCACCTACCGCGTGCAGGGCAAGGCGCTTACCGCTTCCGTCACCACCGCTCTCGCTTGAGAAATGCACTTTCGGATCTGGATTCCCGCCGAGCAGCCTTGCGCTAACGCTGATCCCGCACCCCTGCGGGACGTTGGCCTGGGACATCTTGCGCACGGGTTCCACACGATCGTCCATCAGATCAACGGCAAGAGCGGAATCCTCTACTACTGGCCTCAGCCAGGGGACTCGACCGCCCTCCCGAAGTCACCGCTGACGTGGCTTGAGGCCCTGCCGTTCCGCGGTCTCGCTGCTGGTCGATACTCGGTCGGCTACGGCACGGAGAAACTGCCTCGGGCCCGAGAACTTCAAGTCCCGCTTCCGATTCCGGGGGACCAACTCCCGCTCAATGACGCCGAGCAAGCGTGGATCATCCCGGACGTCTTGCTGCTCCCCGTGGCCACCGTCCTGACCGCCGACGGCGTGAAACTGGAGAGGATGTCTCGCTACCAGACTCGCAACTTTGAGGCGACGAGCTGGATCAAGCGGTGCGAGGCGTTTACCCGTCAGCTCACGACCGGCAAGGCGGAAGACGGCGTTGAGTGGGGGCACGCCTTTGAGTTCGGCTACGACTCGTTGGCTCTCAACTACCGCATCACCCCGGAGATCGTGAACGTACTCGGGCTCCTGACCTCGGAGACGCTGGGGCCGATGATCTTGGCGGCTGTTGGATCCATCGAGATCCACCGTAAGCAGAAGTTCGCAGCGGAGGCACTCGCGATTCCCCTCGAAAGCGAGGTGGACGATGTCGGGTAACACGATTTCGCTGACGCAGACGCTCGACGACCGACAGTACATCGAGGCTCTGAACAAGCATTACCAGATGCTCGACAAGCTCGAACGGAAGATGTCGGGTCTGGCGAAGGAGTCGAAGAAGGCTGGGGATGAGACGAAGCAGAGCTTTGGGCAGGTCGTCGACACTATCGGCCGATGGGCACTGAGCCTTGTCGGTGTTCAGCAGACCCTCAATCTCATCGTCGATGCCAACCGAAAGATCCGCCAGGAAGCGGAAGGTGTTGGGCGAGAATACGACTCGATTTTCCGAAAGATGGATGCCTTGTCTGGCATCTCGGGCCCAGAATCCGAGGCGATCCGAAAGAAGGTTTTTCAATCGGCCAGAACCGCAGGCACGACAATCAAGCAGGCGGCGTTGGCCCGACAGGCACTTGAGGGCTCTGGCTTCGAACTGGAAGACGCGGCGGGACCGGCAAACGTCGCCTTACTGACGGGCATGGCTGCGCTCGGGGAGCGTGATGCCGATCCCGCTGAGTTTGCAACGTCGATCTCTAGTTACCTCGCGGCGACCGGGCAGAACAAGACGGCGGCTGGCATTACGAATGTCATGTCGACGCTTCAGACGTTGAACCCCACGAACTTCAACCTTCAGGCCCTTCCGGATTTGGCAAAGCATGCCGCGGGAATGACGTCTGTCGCGATGCCTGAGCAGTTCGCCGCCTACGCGACTCTTCTTGAAACGATGCCGTCTTCTGAGGCAGCAACATCGCTCAGTCGAATTGTCGGGAAGCTGCAAACCCAGAAAGACAATAAGTCAGCCCAACGGGGGTTCAAGGGGCTCGGTCTCGACAATGACAACGTGGACCTCATTGGGGATGGGGAAAACTTTTTTCAAGCGGTTACTGACATCGCTGAAGCCTACGACAAGGCACCGGTGGATACGCGGGATACAGATCTCGCAAACATCGTTGGCCAGGAGCACTTTGCCGCATTTTCGGCCCTTATGAGCAAGAAGGGACGTGAGGCTTTTGCCCTGAATCTTCGTCGACAAAAAGACCGCAGCGGCTGGGCGAAGGCGATGGAAATCGGGACGTCCGGTCGTGTTGCTACAGAGAACCGCCTCGATGCTTCTCTGGCGGAAGAAGCGTTGTCGTCGGATCAGCAGGACGACCTGATTGCCAAACAGCGAGAACTGATGTTTCGGCAGAGCGGCCAGCCGGCAATGCACAACGCCGTAAACGCTTGGGGATATGACATGGCCCGAAGCATGGGTGTGTCCCAGAGAACGGCGCACAGCATGTTCTCTCCGATGAACATCTCATTCGACGAGGTGACTGCAGAACTTCGAAAGAACAGTCAGATGTTGTCGACCAACACTGATGAGATGCGCAAACAGAACAACAGCGGCAAGGCCCCTGCCTCTCCTGTCATGCAGCAGGGGAGGGCTCCCTGATGTCGCAGACGCTGTCGCACTCGGCAATCGACCTTATCACGACGTACGGAATCCACGAGGGGGAAGACCCGCAAGAGTGGCAGTTCAACCTCTACAGCGGTCAGTTCCCTGGCGTCCGAGGGGAGACGCACCTCAAGGACAAGATGAAGGGGCGCGACATCCCCATTGTCGTTCGCTACCGCGGCTTTGAAACCCGAGCGTTGCTCGAAGCCGCGATGGACGAACTTGAAGACTACAAGGGCAACGACGGCAGTCTCGTGGTTGATGACCGGACCTACGAGAGCTGCACCTTTGCCAGTATGCGGCGAGTCGAACGCACGTTTCCTGATGGGTCTGGCCTGCATGGCTGGACCGTGAAAGTCCTACTCGTTTTCCGACAGAGGGAACCCAATGCCGAACCAGAACCCGAGCCCTGAGAAGACCGCCGCAGAGCGGATGGAGGAGGCCATCAAGGGTGTCGACTTCACCGCAGTCAACTTCTCGATGGACACGCTCTACGACGCGAGGTTTCCCAGTGAGGTGACCCGCCATGAGTTCCGCCAGTTCTGTCAGCGGAAGATGAAGGAAGCCGCCAAGGCCCCGCCTGTCGCTGTCACGGACTTCAAGTTGAACGACATCCCGACGCTTGTGAATGGCGCCGATCCGGAAGCTGGTGCCAAGGCCCCGAAGGAGTAAGCGTTGCCGCCCGTTGTCTCTGTCACCGAACTCCGAGCCTTCGTCGGCGATGAAGAGGGGGGGGAACCGGACTACGAGGAGCATGATCCTTCGTGGCAGGTGGTGACTGTGCGTCTGGCGATCAACGGCGTTGCAGAGGCGACACTCCTCTTTGATCTCGGCCGCGAGGGGCGGTTGGAAAACACGGCCCTCACCTCAATCTCGAACAACATCGTTGAGGTGTGGGCGTTTCAGGACAACGAGCCGCTGGGGCCGATCTTCCGGGGGGAGATCGTTGGGCGGAACGACTCCATCGATTCGCAGGAGTCTCGCGGCTACACGGCTTCGCTTCGGCCGCACCACTTCGGGCAACTGCCGCCTGGGGCTCGTGTCTGGGAACCGTTCAGCGACAAGCCATTGGACACCTGGCAGAAGTTCTACTTCAACCCTGTCGTTGATGGAAAAGCTCGGGGCAATCGGGACGCGACACATGACGAGGCAAGCGAATCCGCCCCCTACGAGACCGCCCGTCACTTCTATCTCCTCGACCCCGAGCAAGGTCTTTCTACCGCCGCGCTCGAATACATGGGGACCGAGGCTGCGTCATGGACGTTGCCGCAGGTCGTGGCCTACTTCCTGTGGACCATCAACGAAGACGAATGGTGGATCAAGAATCCCGCGACGATCGGGACCACTGCCGAGGAAATAGCGGACGAACTTGGGGAGGTGATGCTCACGCCTCCGGACGTGAAGGACTTGACGTACCCGATCACCAAATCGCTCCCGCAGTACCTGTCGGCTGTGCTCGATCCTCACGGTTTTCAATGGGCCGTGGTTTTCGAAGGAACGTCGGTCATCGAAGACGGCATGACGCCTCGCATCCGCATCTTCACCCGCGGGCGGCCGAACGGCGAAGCGTCGGAATGGGAACTCCCGCTAGATGCAATCGGCGAGGTGGTTGATCAGTCCCGGACGGAGCGGGCACAGTTCAACGTGTCCCTTCTGGCTCTTCCCAAGGCGATTGCCGGCTACGGTTCCTTCACTGAAGAGGAACTGACGATCCCGCTTTACAAGTGCTGGGACCCGCCGGCCGACTCGATCATCCCCGATGACTCGGACTCGTTCATTGGGCGGGCGTGGGTGGCCAATGAAGGACTCGACTACACCGACCTGCGACCGGAGATTCCCCCGGTTGACCTCAACGACGGACTCAGTTCGCCCGACTATCTGCCACGTCGTCGAAAGGCCGAGGACTGCCTGACGACCTACAAGGATGTTGTCACAGACAAGCGAATCCGTCGACCTCCGTTCCTGCAGTATCGGCTCGCATCCACACAGGAGTGGCTACCCGCCCCCGAGGAGTGGGGCTACCGCGTCCTGCCCGATCAGATCGGCATCAAGTTCCACACGCCGCCACCGGATCTTCAGAACCCCGGCTTGGAGTTTCGTCTCACCTGTGGGGTCCAGTCCGACACCCGGATCAACACCGGAGTGTACGTCAGCGATCTGCAACATGACGTTTCGATCGTTCACCCGATCTACGACATGCTCGATCTGTCTGACAGGTTCCATTTCCGTCGGCGCCGAACGGGGGGCGACTTCGCGTCCGCGCTCACGGGCGACGCTGATCTTGCCAACGACAACGCTGCCCTGCAGACCTACCTCGAAAAGCTGGCCCAAACACTTCAGATCCTGCCCACGAGTGGGACGGCCCAACTCTTCGGGATCCTGACGGGCTTCAAGGTCGGGGACGTAATCACCAAAGTCGGCGGTCGAGAGATCAGCCTGAAGTTGAACACGTACAACCTTGACGACGAGGAGGCTGTTCCCCGCTACGTCCAGATCACGGGCGTCACGCTGGACAATATGAACCAGCGGACCTACCTCGAATACACCTCCGGTTCGCAGGAGGTGGCGTAATGGTGTTCGAACGCTCTCCAAGCACTTCACGGCACGACGTTCCACGACGCCCAACGCCGCAGGAGCGCCCCCGCACTCTCACCGCGGAAGAGGTCAACGGCCTTCCACGCGGAACACCCTCCGCAACCTGTGCCTGCGGTAACTGCTGGCCCGGTGTTCCGCTTCTGGAGGACGATCCGTTCGCGGCGAAGTGCGGCTGCGTCAACCGGACCCGGGTCGCGGTTCACCCGTACCTCACGGTTCGCTTCCCGGGCGGGGAGCGGAAACTCTGGGAGGAGTCGGGCAACCAGAAGGTCTACCAGTACCAGGGCGATGGGATCTGGAAAACCCGCCTGTTCGATGGGCCCCCGTGTAACGATCCAGTTGAGGGTGAGGAGTACATCCCGCTCAAGGACGAGCTGAAGTACTACTACAAGCTCTCGTTCCCGAATATCGACACCGATCCGCTTGCGACTCCAATCGTGACGCTGGAGTTCGACGGCGATCCTGAATCGGCCGTCTGCCCGATCATCGAGGCGACGTGGTGCTTTGCGGACGCGTGCGGGCTGAAGTGCCTCTGCCCGTGGATCTTCAAAACCACGATGCCGTTCGAATACGCCGAGGTGCCGGACGACTGCAATCTTTGCGTCACGCCGGTTCGTCGGCTCCGCTATCAGATTTGCACGGACAGTTGCCAGACGACGCCGTTCATGGCGATCACGATTCCGAACTTCGGGTTCGGAATGTCGTCGCAGGTCGGGCACGAAGGCGAGATGGAGGTCTTGCTCTCGGGGTATCTTGGGCAGGAGGAATGGCCCGATGAGATTGAACTCCCGCAGTGTGTCTTGGATACGGACGGTGAGACCGACATCGTCTCGCTGGAAGACACGAACACGAAGGGGTACGCCGCGCGAGTCCTGATCCCCTTTCAGGACGTTGATGCACCACTGACCCGCTACGCCGCGTGGCTGACAAACGACAACTGCCCGAGCGGCGACCTTGCTCAGATCCGGGTAAGCCTGTCGTGCGGCTTCAATGAGGGTGGCGACCGCATCGTTGAAGTGATCGTCCTGATCAACTTCTGGTATCGCGTGAAGGACGGGGCCTTGGGCTCTCAAAACGGCTGTCGCATCGCACGGTATGACGGCGAACTTCTGATCACGGACTACTGCAACCAAGAACCGCAGGAGCTTCTGCGAGAGACCGACTTCACGGCGTCTCCAAGCTACGCCTGCGGTGATGACAACCTCATCGAAGGTGACGCCAAGGTTCCCGACCGAATCTACATCCAGGCGTACGACCCGCTTCCCCCGAACACGAGCGGCCAGAACGCGGAGAACTGCGGCGGCGAGGTGAACGCCCCGGACTGTGCCATTGAGGCGTGTGTCCTGAAGGCGACCAACCTCGGCGAAGGTCTCGGCAAGCGATGGGTGGTCGACACCGAATCTACAACCTGTGATGCGTGCGGGAACTGCTACCCGACAGGGTGTAGCGGGACTCAGGACAGCGTCTGCGGTGAAGCTGCCGACTACCCCGACGACTACAAGTGCTTCAAGCGGTGCGAGAGCGGGGATCCGCCGACGGAAGACACGGTTACCGTCACGTTCGACTATGACGGGAGCGGCGGCTGTGGTTGCGGTGAGACAACCACAGAACTGTGCCTTGGCGGTGAAGGGCTCTACGAAGGCGTCGTGACGCTTTGCGGGTCTCTGTTCACGTTCTCGTATTACGAAGACGGCGGAACGTGGCATCTCGACGGTGGCCCGATCAACGCCTCGTCCGCAAGTCCATCTGGTCCATTCGTGGTCGCTGGCCCGAGCGATCTGCCCGGATGCGACGGCTTGAACAACGTAACGGTTTCATGATCCAACCAAACCTCAAGCCTCTGACCGACGAGCAGCGCGCCCAGATCGATGGGTACACGGAGCGATTCCGCATTGTGACCCTGAAGCAATGGCGGGCGCAGGGATACGACGTGTCCCAGTATCAAGACCTTCTCGTCGGACCGTCGCTTGCGCGAAAGGCTGTCAACTTCACCAAGGCGGTCACGAAGCACGTCAGCACTGGCCGGAAGAAGGCACCGCCAGAAGTTCAGGCCGAGCGACTGAAGACGTGCCAAGGCTGCGACTATTTCGGCCTATCGACTCCTGGCGAGTGCGGTCACAAGCAGTGCGGTTGCGTTCTCAAAACCAAGATCGAATGGGCCACGTCATTCTGCCCCGACGGCCTTTGGGGGGCGTTCGTCGAGGGGAATAAACCCGTTGATGATCCCGCTGGGAATCTTCCCGTACTGGGTGGCAACGTCGTAGGCGAAGGGGGGCGGGTACAAGAAGTTGCCGAAAATCCAAACGGAGATCCACACCGTCGGATAGACGGCGAGGTGGCAACACAAATCGATGACCCGGCAGATGAGACCCATGGCGCTGGCCCCGTTGATGGATTTGGCTCGATCCATAACGTGGCCTTATCTGTCTCAGATCACGAAAACTTTGTCAATCCAGAAGAAAAACTTATGAGTCCCCCGCCCCCGGAGACGGCACCGCCAGCCGATGCAGCCGGATCTCCCCTCCCGGTTTCTCCGGGGGCTTCAGACAGTGAGGTGTTGCAATGAGCTGCGATTGCACAGGACCGGCGAAGGCGTCCAAGGGGACTTCCGGGGAACTGGTCTATCGGTTCTCCTCGGACGGCGTTGCGGAAGAGACGGAGTCATGGCTCGACGCTCGGGCCCTGATCCAGTCGCCGGACGGCCTCACCCGGTACGCCACCCTGACCGAGTACACGGCCGACGACACCAATGGCGAGATCGCTTTCGCCTACACCTCGGACGACTTTGACGGTGCCCCCTGGGACCAGGCCGTGATCGTGGTCCAGCAGAAGACCGCTGCCGACCCAGTTGAGTGGAAAGAGTGGTACCGCGAGGAACTCATCCTCCTGCCGACCTCCCCGGATCCTGAGTGATGTCTGATTGTGGAGCGACCATCGAGCCCGTCCAACAGGTGACCAACGTCACCATTGAGCGGTCGTGCGCGGTCGAACCGGTCCGGCATGTCACCGAGGTTGAGGTTCAGCGGGCCCGGGAAGTGGAGATCCCGCGGGGACCACGCGGTCGCGACGGGTTGAACATTAATCCCTACACGCACACGCAGTCCTCAGCGTCTGTCTCTTGGACAGTAGCCCACAACCTTGGCTACCACCCCGTTGTCGCGATCGAAACCCCGGGCGGCCTCGAGATGATCGGGGAAGTCCTTCACCAGTCGAACAACCTTTTGACCATCAGTTTCGCCTCGGCTCGGGCCGGTACGGCGCGTTGCCTGTAAGGAGGCTTAATGGCCACTCTCGTTGCGCAAGACCTCGACTTCGATAGCGTTGCCCGGATCACCAACCTTCCGGATGCAGCCTCAGCACAGCAGCCAGTGACGCTGGCCCAGCTCAATGCACTGTCCGAGGGTCTGGCGTGGAAGGACAACGTTCGCGCGGCCTCAACCGCCAATGTGAACCTTTCGTCCCCAGGCTCCTCGATGGATGGGATCTCGCTCACAACGAGCGATCGGATTCTCGTCAAGGACCAGTCCACCGCATCCCAGAACGGCATCTACATCTGGAACGGAGCGTCCACAGCGGCGACCCGGGCGACTGACGCCAGCACCTTCGACGAGCTCGAGTCCGCGGTCGTGACCGTCGATGAGGGAACGGCCAACGGTGGCTCGACGTGGCGCCAGACTGCGGTGAACGGGACCATCGGCTCGAACGATGTCACCTGGACCTCCTTCGGGGCGACGGTCGGGGCGGCAACGGAAACGTCCGCCGGTAAGGCGGAGCTCGCGACGCAGGCGGAGACGAACGCCGGATCTGACGACGCTCGCATCGTCACCCCGCTGAAGCTGGCGAACTACACGGGCTTCGCCAAGAAGTACTCGGCCAGCATCGGCGACGGCTCAAACACCAGTCTGACGGTGACGCACAACCTCGGCACGCGGGACGTGGTCGTTGAGGTGTTCCGCAACTCTGGGAACTACGACAAAATCATCGTTGAAACGCGCCACGCCACCACGAACACGGTCGACGTCGTCTTCGCTTCGGCCCCGACCTCCAATCAGTTCCGCGTTGTGGTGACCGGGTAATGGCGATTGAAGTTCTCTCCGCACTGAGCCCCTTGGCGGTTTCTCTCGCCGCATCCAACGGCGGGACGGGCCTAACCTCGCTACCGCTGCTCCAATGCGGACGGCTGACGCTGGAGAGCGGGGTGGCCATCTCGCTGTCCGATCAGACGGCCAAGTCCACGATCTACTTCACACCGGACGGCGGGGACGTGGTCTGCATTTACGACGGCACCCGGTTCGTGCCGCGGACCTTCTCCGAACTGAGTCGGTCGATCTCGGGGCTGACGTCTGGCAAGAATTACGACGTCGTGGCCTACTGGAACGGCTCGGCTGTCGTGATCGACTTGGCCCCGGCCTGGACGAGTGACACGGCCCGGAACACGGCGTTCTCACTGCTGAGCGGGATCTACGTCAACACGTCGAGTTTCACGACGGTTATGGGCGGCGTGTCGATCTCGGCCAGTCAGGCGACTCTCATCGGGACGATCCGGACCACGGGGACAAGCACGACTGAGGACTCGCAGACAAAGCGATTCGTGTCGAACTTGTGGCGCCCGGTGTTTCGTCCGTTCAACCGCACAGATGCGACGAGCCACACCTACAGCTCCACGACCGTGCGCGGCTGGAACAACGCCAGCACGCATTGCCTAGAGTGGGTGACGTGCATCCCACGGAACTCCGCAACCCTGACGCTGAACGCCGCCTTCAACGCGAGCGGGGCCGGGTCGCAGGGGGCACGGGTCGGCGTGGGAAGCGTAACGACGGCACACATTCAGTGGCTCGACTGGAATAGCACGATCATCCCCGGTATGGCGATCCCTTTGGTTGTCGCCCCGACGCTCGGCTACAACATTTACTACGTCACAGAATCTGCGACCGGGTCCGGGAACTCGAACTACTACTACTACACGTTCGGCGGGGGGGCCTGGAATTGATCCCGACGATAGAAGAGATGCTGCAGTTTCGGGGGCGAGTGGAAGACCTGTCCCGCCGATTGGCTCATGAAGGAGTCGGCTTCGTCGGCCTGTCGAAAGAGCGGATCGACTTCGCGGAGGGTGTCAGCCAAGAGCGGCAGGATCTGGCGAACGGAATCCTTGCCTCGTGGGATTGGGATGCCGCACCAATCCCAACCGAAGTCTCCCCACTCCAGGCCAAGATCGCCATTCGCCGCGCGGGCTTTCTCGAAGACGTGGAAGCCGCAGTCGCTGCCGCGGGAGACGAAGCCCTGATCGCTTACCGCAACGCGCTCGTGTTCCGCCGGGACTCGCCGATGCTCCAGCAGATCGCCGCCGTAGTCCCCGGCCTGGCTGATGCGTTGGATGGCATCTTCATCGCCGCGGCCGGGATTGACGTTTAGCCGGAGCCATCTGGCCCTCAAGAAAAGTCCCCCGCGCCGCTGGTCCTTGCGGAGCCGGTTGCTGAGGCCGGCACGGCGCGGGAGGGGAAACGCTGTGGTCAGATGTCTACAGTGACATCGACGGTGCGCGTCTCAACGTCAGTGATCCGCACGGAGATTTGCCTGCTGTCGTCTTCGTCGCTGGTGGTGATGTCGAGCTTTCGCGCCACGCCCAGGAGTGGCCCATTCGTCTGGCCGGGCCAGACGCAGACGAGGCCGCTCATTGCCGCGAGGCCAGCCGCGTAGACCGTCACGTCATAAGAATCCATTGCTCTCGAAGCGAATTCGCGAATCCGCACGGCGAGGTTCAACAGGACCTGATCGGCGATTGCGGTGGTCGTCGTCATCGTTTTTCTCCAGAGGGCTTGCGACCCGCACCTGTCGTCGCCGCGACGTGCGGCTGACTCGATTCCGCCCGGGTCGTCTCGATCGACCCTGCTGCCTGTGGGCGGTGTCACTGGCGGTCCCCGGCAAAGGGCGGTCACTCAGCGGCGGGCAGGAAGCTCTGGAGCATGGCGATCACTTCCGGGAGCGACTGGACGGGAACGTCCATGAACGCTGCGGAAGCCGGCCCCATGCTGTTCATGGGGGTGATCCGGACATACCCGGCGGTCGGCTGCATGATGACGCCGAACTGCTGGGCGGAGCCGTGGCGGCCCATGTAGTTGCACTCGACGGTGCCGTCCGTGGGGTAGAAGACGTGCGGCTGTTTGGCGAGCCAGGTCGCGTCGCGCTCCTTGAACTCCTCGATCCGGCGTCGCATCGCATCGGAAATTGACAT